TATAAGAGACAGCAATATATGTGCGCAGACCCTCTGAAGTTTCTAGGAGTTCAGGAGCTGTAATTTCAGCAGCAATGGACTTTTCCTGAATACCTCTGCGAATATCAGCACCCTGCATTATATCCCGAGCTGTGGCAGCTACATCTCTCTTAGCTTCTTCTTGAATAGCAGAACCAACTTCAGCGGTACCCATAAGATCTTCAGCAGCCACTTCTTCTGCTTCACGAACACCAGCAGTTAAGGCAGCACGTTGTTCACCCAATTGGGTTCTAAGCCCAGGAGCAACCCCACTTTTAGCTAAAACTTCTTCAACGGTCCTCATCTCAGCAGCAACTAAGTCTTTACCTGCAATATCTCCCATACGCTCTGCTTGCTGTACAGCTTGACCGGCAGTTAGCGTCTGTCCTGTTTCAGCAGCATAGTTATCAGCGGCACGCACGGCGGATTCTATATCAGTTTCTGTTAGATCACCAACAATCTGCTTTCCAGCCTTTCCAGTAATAAACCGTCTAACAACGGCACCTGCACCCAATGTTGCAATTTCAAGCCCTGTGGCGATGGCAGCATCTATAGCAGCGCGACCTACAATTTCTGAATCTGTTAACTCAGAGAATTTTTGACCCTTCTTTAGCCTTGCGTATTCACCGGCAAATGCGCCACTACCAACACCGAGGGGAACTGTCGCAGGAGCAAATGGACCACCAAGTAACCCTAATGCAGCACCACCTATTTCAGCAGCTAATACTCCAGTTGCCGCTTTGGCCCCTCTTACGTCCTGCATAGTCAATCCAGGCTGATTGAATGGTACAATCTCACCAGTATCAAATACGATTACAGGATCAGGATAGCCTTCATAGTTAGCTAGGTTAGCTTTTCCACCAAATGCCTTCTTTACGATCCGTTGCATGTCTTCTTGACGGCTAGGAGTAAAACCAGCGACTTCTTGTAGGCGACCGTAGTTATCCTCGTACTGCTCAGGGACTGCAGTGAATCCGTAATATTCCCCCAGACGCTTCTTATAAGAAGTATCATCTTCAGGTAGGTCAACCACGGTAGGCTCACCACCAAACATCTTTGTTCGCCCCTTAATAATGCGCTTAGGCAAAGAAGGAAGATCCGAGCTCAAGGATTGTATTCCAGCAATAGGTGCTGGTTGTCCTGCATCTACAGGAACAGCAGTCTTCAGCCAATCATTCTTTATCGGTTCTACCGGGATGGCCTGTTTCAACCACTCTTGAGTCATGGCTTTTTATACCTCTTACCATCAGGACCAATAAACTCTGTGCCGGATGGAAGTGCGTCATATGAAGATTCGTCAGAAATTGTTCTCAGCTCCTTCGCACCCTTTATTACAGCTTTTTCAACTAAACCTAGATCACCTTCAAAATCCTTCTTATCCTTACTTCTGGATTTATACTGGTTTCTGAAGACACGATCTGCACGCTTTGCAAGTCTGTCAGTGACCCTAATGAAACCCTCAGAATTTTGGATGGAAGAACCTATTTGTTGCATAGCAGTCTTGAGGTCTCTATCTGATACTCTTCCGCTCGGGTTGTTTATGATTGCCTGTTGTGAGGCAAGACCTATCATTATTGACTGCATTTCAGCGTTTTCAATACCAAGCTCTTTGAACATATCCAGATATGATTCAGCATCAAGAACACCTTCTTCAAATTCCACGTCAAAGTTTTGGCGAAGAGTTTCAATGTTTGCACTGATGTTAGTAGCGACCCTAGCGAGTCCCGAAACTGTAGTTAATGCAGCAGGATTCTCTTTCACAAAATATTGAGCCTCGCCTATGTCTGCAATGAAGTTCCTAGTGGACGCTTCAATATTAGCCATTTCATCAGCTATCTTGTCTGTTGAGAAGTCTTCTGGCTTACCCACTACCTGACGTGTTGGATCATCAATACCACCAGCTTCTTTAGCAGCAAGATATTCTTTTCTTTGATCAAACTTGGTTATATCAAAAGATTTTTTAGAGCCATCCGGCATTGTGATAGTTTCTAGACCACCTGTTGGTGCAGCTTTCTCGGCACCCTCGAAACCTTTAATACGAGACATTTCTCCAGTTTTTTTATTAAAGCGAGCTTTAACAGTCTTTCCGGTTTCAGGATTAACTGCATCTACTAGGATAAAGTCTCCCTTTTCCTGGGCACTACTAATACCGATAGCTTTCTGGATAGTTAGACGTCGTTTTGCTATAGGCAATTTTACAATACCTTGAATAACCTCATCAGTAATGCCCCCTCCCTGAGCCATTCGGGCAAGATATGGTGTAGCTCTTTCAAGTTCAGCGTCATCTCCAGCTAAGGCGAATAAGGCATTTTGTTGAAAGCCCTGTATAGCAGCAGCTTGTTGTGATTGTTTTATAACCTGTTGTTGCCCTTCAATACTCTGAAGCCCACCAAGAGCAGATATACCTTCAGGGCCTAATCCAGCAAGACCTATGCGAGCCTGTTCTGCGCCTTCTCCACCTTGAGAAATCTGACCTAAGAAACCAGCTATTTCATTCTGCTTCTTTAGCTTACGGCTGCTAGTGAAGGCGTCTAATACGTTTTGTGTTTGATCAACCATTATGTCTGCCCTAAAATAGTACCGACTGCAGTACCTACACCACCTATCGCTGTTCCGAATGCATCAGCAGATTCCTGAACCCCTGTAGCTCTAGCTCTACCAATATTCTGTTGCAACGTACCGATATTAGCAGCAGCACCTTGTCCAATAGCAGCAGTCTGAGCGACTGCAGTTTGGCCCAATCCGGCAAGACCTCCAAGTCTATTGAGATAATCTTGCTGACGATCATAATAGGTTTGTTCTCCCTGACTCGCCGCACCTTGCGCATATCTAGTAATATCTTGTAATGCCCCTCCAGATCTGATTAGACCTTTTCCAGAAGCGGAAGCTGTAATAGCTTTCAATCCTTGTTGTAATGGGAATTGATACACATCAGAAGCGTAGAACTCCTCCAGTCCACCAGCATAGGGGCTCGTAGTTTCGCCTGGAGTTAATCCTAATTCTGTCTGGAGTTGCGTTAATCCAGTTTCACCAGCATCTCTCCATGGAGCAAAATCAATTCTGGCTTCTTCCCTTGCTGTGCGCTGTTCCTCAATTGCCAGAGCGGATGATTCAGCTTGCAATTCCCCTGCTTCTGTGGCTGCTCTTGAAGTTTTACCACCAGCTATTACACTAGCACTAGCGCCTATCACTGCACTCCCTATTAGGGCCGCTGTTGTTCCGATAGCCATTATATAGCCCTCACATAACTAGTCTCAACAGGGGAGTACCCTTGAGATATATAGAAGTTTTCCATCTTAGAGGAATTATCGTTCTCCAAATGAACCATTGTCAAAGAAGAGGCACCTTTCTCTTTAGCCCAAACATTGAAAGCTTCTAAGAGGTCAGTTCCCTCTGAGCTTCCACGGGCCTCATCATCAACCCACCAGAATAGTTCTTGAGCAGTCATCACGTTTGTATTGAAAAAATATGGAAACACCATCCCACCAATGAGACCATTTTCAGATAGAATAATAGTACTGTTGTCATCAGATATTAGATGTTTAAGAGTGCCTTCAACAGATTCTTTGTCGATTTCAATATTTGAAGGGTGCTTTAAGTCTTTGATGAAGTCGAACGCAATAGGCAGTAGTAAAGGTAAATCCTTCTTAGTTGCTACCCTTGTGCGTGTTTTATTATCGGAAAGTGCATACGTCATTCAGAAAAATTCCTACATTCTAATTGATGTCAAATTCCTGAAGACACGACAATATTACAGAAGTAGATAAAACAAGTCAACGATACAGCTATAAACCAGTTCTGATGATATAATTGACCGCAAGGAAAGGCTGCATATTCTCATGTGTACCACTACCGCCTGTGTTTAAAATTTCTATGGTAATACTCGTTGCATCATTAGTTATACCTGTTATATTATCACCTATGGATATTCCAGTAGTAGAGGACGCTGTATTAACGTTCGTAGTCCCTTTGTCGCCATTGGTATTGTCATACTCTGTTCCAGCGGCAGTGTTGACAAAGCTTGCGGTGCTATTTCCATGAGAATGGCCAGGATCAGTTAAAGAATGTCCATGGCCAGGATCAGTTACAGTATGAGTATGCGGATCTTGACTGGATGGATGAGCATGAGCAGGCATCTCAGCAACAGTTAATTCTACCTCTTCTAAACCCCCAGTACTTGCTAAAGATCTATCAGTTAATCCAGATCCCTGACCTGCTCCAATAAGAGTCCTCCCTCGGCAATCGGGTATATTGAATGTAGTGGTTCCATTTCCTGGACCATATGTAATGCCTATTTCTGAGAATAGTTCAGAGAAATCTGTCCTTGAAATTGCATCTCCATCACAAAGCAACCAACCATCAGGTATAATAGTTGAAGCAAGAGGCTGCATACTAGCAGTAGGAGAAGACCCTGATATAAAATCATTTGCACCACCTGTGCGCTGCCACAAGGTATAGAAGAAGGTTCTCCATGGCTTTGTAATGTTTCCATATTCATCAGTGAAAGACTCACCAGGAACGGGAGGGTTATCTACACTAACAGCGCCCATTTACCAAGTGCCTTCTGTGGCGTCGAAATACATTCCCTTAACAGAGAATTTAACTGGATCTGTCATACGTATCTTATAAACTCTTTGCCGAGCAGAGCCTAAACCTCGCTTAAATACTCGCTTAGTGAAGTCCCCTATCTTTCCAATAGACATAAACTTCTCATCACCAAAATTTGGAGACCCATCGTTCGCCCAAGAGAGCATGATGACAGGATCAGAACCTTGTCCTGTAGTTAAGCCGACACCGCCGTCAATGTCTATGCGAAAGAAGTTATGCCGAGCAATGTTGTTGGATGCAGTATCCAGAGGGTATCCGATCATCTCACGCTCAATAGTGGAACCATCCTCGGTGAAAACATCTAGATCCAATTCAAATATTTTTCCTGACTTAGAATCACCCATCATCCGCATATTATATGCATTTGCAAAATTACGCATACGCCAATCTAGATCCCCGAATGTCTCTCTCTCATGCCATTCCTTGGTAGTCACATCGTAAACATATGTTCCAAAATTAGGGAGAACTAGGACAACGAACCTGTGACCCTCTTGAGAATACGAGAAACTGACAGCTAGTTCAGGAGCAGTATATTCATCCCACTTCTTCTCTAAAGCGTGAGTAGAAACTCGAATAGGAGTATAGCCAGCAGCCCTAGCCATGTATCGTCCACCACGATTATCTACCGCGAACCAGAACAGACTGTTATCTTGCTTAGTTACTGAGTTCCTAGATAAAATACCTGTTTCAAGCTCAGAACCTTTAATAGGACCAAAAGGAAAGGCTGTTCCTCCAATATTATACCAAGGCGTAATAGCGTTGGGTCCAAAAGACCAGAACTCACCATGATCAGCAAATACTCTTAATGATGTATCAGGATCATAGTCATCAAGTGCAAAATCTAAAGCGTCATAAGTTAAACCGTCAAAAGATGCTGAACTAAAAAGAATATCTCCATCGTTATATATGAAAAAACTATCAATATAAGTTACAGAATCAGGATTAAACCCTCCAGAAAATGTTATTTGAGTAAATACGGAGGTATCTTTATTAAAAAGAAATCCTGATCCGGGTGTAACGACTACTAACTGGAATCCATTGTTAGCCATCGTAACAGCACCAGTTCCGGTTATAGCCCCTAGACTAGTGGACAATCCAGTTGAAAATACTTTAAATAAAGTTGTTCCGCTAACAACATAAAGAACTTCATCCATGATCTCCATACCGCGTATTGGTCCTGTCCCAACTGTAGCGAATAAGTTGGTCCCAGGAGTGCCGAATGTTACGGAACTGGACTTAGTGCTTTCAGAACCAATCTCTATATAAGCGTTAAGAATTCTCTGCTGAGAAAAGGGTATGGACCGAGATTGATACGATCTTACAGCTAAGGGCTGTTCAGGCATTATCTAGTCCTTGTTCTGGTAGGAGTGAGAAGTATGGATGTCTTCTCTTGATCGAAGCCCATAACAGTCTCGAAGGTACTTGCTGCAATTGCTGTTATATCAGGTCTTTGTTGCATAGCTCCTGCAGAGGCCGTTCTCACCGCTAGATTGTATTTGAGAGCAGCTAACCACTCACTAGGGAAATCAGCATCATCAGCGGCGTCATCAAATATATCTAACGGTTTATAGAATGTGAACTCAAGACGATGGTCTACGTTGTCTGGAACAGGCCATATAAATATCTTTCCATTGGCCCTTAAGCGCTGGAAATAATATTGTGTTGGCGTTCCTGACGTATCCTTATTAGGAAGCTGTAAATAATCTATCCTTGAGTATTGGTATACTTCTATTTCTTGACCGTCAGTTTGTCCTTGGAGTTGCGTGAATCTACGTGCGTCAGGTATCTCTAAAGCTCTACCAAGATCAGTTGTGTAATAGTAAACCCTAACGTCTTCAGAAAAAGAAATGGATTGGCCTACAGTTATAGTTGTCGTGGAGAACGCTAGAACAGTCTGCCAAGATATAAACCCATTTGTCTGTTCAATTCCCACAGTATCATTCAGTACAATTCCGGTCGTGGATACTACTGGTATAAGATTAGTTGAAGAACCTGCTGTTGTTGTAGTTTCAGAAAAGTTTTCTGTAGCATTATCTGTTGTGCCAGGACCAATAGTGTATTCTTTCTGATCCTTCTGGAGAAATAGAGTGGCGGATAATGTTGTCCACAGATGAGCCCCTGCTGCTTGCCATTCCTTAACCATATCATCAAGAATCTCAGCAGAAAGGAGTAGCACATCGCCGTCAACATCTTCAGATATAGCCTTCATACCGTTCAAGGTGAGAGCCATGTTGATAATATCATTACGTGTTGTCTGTAAGGTCATGGGTTATCCGGGTCTATAATATTGGTTGTGATAAACACATCAGTCGTTTCAGGACGTGAGACTTTAGGATTTTGATTATCAGGGAAACCATGCAGGAAGTCTAGAGGTTGGCGTTCTTCCCACTCACCATCACCAACAAAGAAGCCGTTCCACTCAAACTTACAGTCTTCAACTTTGCGCTTCCACCCGTCACGATCAGAAATAACATTGTTTGAGCCGCGCTTTAAATAGTTAGCGCCACCTCTATTGTGAGAATTTTTACCAAAAGTTGCAGCCACGGCAAGTCTCCTTTATGAGACTATACTATGAAACCAGCAAGACTTTCAAGGTAAGGGAATATCTAGGTTGCGGGTGTGATTATTTTAAACCCTAGAGCGACTATACTAAACGCAGACACTTCTGCAACGGTGAGGTCATCGTTTATGATTATCCCTAACTGTTCACTGGTTAACTTTTTAAGTCGGATACCAAATGGAGGAGCAAGTTGTGTTATATCTAGTCTAGGATTATATCCGAAACTATTATTTCCTGGAATGACGTTTTGAATTCTAAATGCTGAAGCGTCTGATCCCAAAGGGGGTGTTAAAGAACCGAGGGCAACCCAATCAAAATTGGTTTTTAGGTCAATGCCTCCGAGTTCAATAACACTTCCAATTATATTTACAAACAAAGTAGACCCATTAGTAAGGCCGCCAGTAATTGCAGCAAAATCACTCAATAGTGCATTACCACCACCTACTGTTCCAAGAATTAGAGCGCTTATCTGAGTAATATAAACATCACCATCCGGCTGTGATGTGACAAATGCACGAATAGGATTGACGCTACCATCAACTTTTAAGTCTGTCGTTGTCCCATCACCATCAATAGTAAGAGCACTTACGAATGGAATTGTTATTTGGTTGCCTTCAGAAGAAGGTATTTGGGTTACGCTAAGAGCAGAATTTTGAATAGCAGCTCTTTCTCGTCCATTTGTTATTTCTACAGGTACACTCATGAACCATTTTCAGCAATATGGAAATTAATAGACACCATAAAATCCATAGCTGTATTGAGAGCAGGGGGATCAACAGTCACACCAAATTCTCCACCGACAGGGATTATAGTAGTTAAATCAATTCTCACGGGAGTAGTAAAGTCACCCATAACCTGCTGACCGGCAACAGCGCTAGTAAAAGATCGACCTGTACCACCAGTGGTAACTGTACCATCGAATGATCTTGACGATTTACCTGAATTTCGGTTAACGGCGATTCCTGCCGTTCCATTTGCTATAATATCGCTTGCAGACGTGAAGTTCCCAACTTGCTTAACAGTTATCCCGTTATCGGCTGCACCTGTGCTTTGTCCTGTTGATATGAGAGCAGATGTGATGACCATATCATTTACATCATCGTTCTTAACATACAGAACAGCCGTATCTTCAACAGCGTCCGTAAAGTTTATTGTAGTGCTAAGTGTGCTTGTATTGATATTAAACCCAGTTCCCTCTTCAACTCTGTGCAAAGTGATGCTTGTGTCAACAGAAGCAGTTTCGAGCTGATGTTCTGAATTTACTTCTGCTTTAAAGCCGTTACCGGTACCGTCATCTACCGTAGCCATTATACATCTCCTTTATTGATGCCAGTTTGAAAAGCTTCTTCTATCCGTGCGTTGATAAGCTTCATTTCATTCGTGAGGTTAGTAATGGCTTCTAATACCGTTAGACTGCCAATTGTATCAATCACTGGGAGAGGCTGGTCCGTTCTTACGAACTTAGCCTCTCCATTCTCGGTATATGCGGATCTAGGCATTACTTATATTTTTTCCTAAACCAGAAAGTTGCAGAATAATTAGACGCACCCGCAGGAGCAGGAATGAGGACATCGCCTGTTTTACCTGATCCTGAGTTGTTATTAAGGCCACCATATCTACAGTAGTCCGTGTCTTCTTGTCCTGGAGGAAGTACTAGGAACGTTAAGTCCGCAGTAGCATCCCAAGCTACTTCAATAGTAGCATCTGTCTTCCAATCAATACGATCAAGCCGAACGCTTGTTACTGTTTCGTTTTTGCTATTAACTGCAAGAGCAGAAACATCCACAATTGTGCCACCCGATACATCAGCTAGGCCGATAACATGAATGACGTGGTTTCGATCACCACTTTCCAGAACCTGGGTTACAGGAGCTGCCATTTGACCCTCCTATGCCATTACGTATTTGATAAGAACTGTAGTAGTTCCACCTGTAGATGCTGATGCTCCTACCATACCAAAAACTTCAGTATCAGTAGTGAGAAGAACTCCCGTTAGAACCCCTGAATCATTGAATGCAACAGCATCAGATACAAGTTCAGTAGCAAATCCATCTTGATCAGCAACAGTACCCACGTCTACAGTAGGACTTGATCCGCCGGTGCTTCCACCGAAGCCATCAACCCCAAGAGGACGAGCTCCTTTAGGGAGGACACCGAGAGATATTTGACTTGTTGACGTTGGATCGAATGAACTGATAAACGATAGAATGTCATCAGCTTTAGTGGCCCCACGAGTTGGCTTAACCTGCCAAGAACCATTGATAAAACTCTTTGCCATAACCTTTTCCTTTCAAGAAATATGCGTGTATTAGCCTGTGTATGGTGATTAGAGGATATCACGTATAAAGAACAAAACAAGTCAAAAACGTAAACATAGATTAAAGTCAAGAAATTATATTTTTAATTTAAAGTCAATAAAAAAGGAGCCGAAGCTCCTCTTTCAGTCTTATGCGTCTAGGCTTAAGTTTCTCCAGGAGTACCGTAAATACCGCGCCAATCTTGGTGGGCAGGTACATAACGCTCACGACCTTTATGCTTGTTATTAGTCGTATCAAAGTCATTATCGCGAGTGAACGCTGCTTCTGTACGCTGCAACCAAGTCAGACCTTTGGTGTTAGTGGTGCGCAGGAACCATGCATCAGCATCAGTTAGATACTGATTTACATAGTAGCCGTCATTAATAGCACCAGTAGCACGTAGGGCATTAACAGCGTTGTTGGCAGTGTCATTCTGCAAGATAGACTTAGTGATACGACAAGCAGTGAACTCAAGTTCATTAGGGATAATGAGCTTATCAGCCATCATAGCAATCTTACGACCTGAGGAATCTTCTGCAGATTTGATCTGAATTACCAGATCTTCCACAGCAGTTTCAGACAAATCAGCAGCAGTAGAAAGTGCATTAGATTGAGTGCCGCCATTCTTAACAGGGTGAGCTGTTGAGATAAGAGATACACCGTCAGCAAAGACGGTTGTGAAGGCTAGATTATAGTAGTTAGCCCCTACAGTCTCTTTTGTTGTACGCATAGAGATAGCCAGGTCCTGAGAGCGCTCATACATGAGTTGCTCATACTGATTATCTTCCATTTCTTCTTCTGTGATAATATAGCCAAGTGCATACGTAACGTTCGTGAAGCGATTAGTTACGCCTTGCTGCATGCTGTCATACTGTACTGCAGTACCTTCAGCTTTGCGTGGCGCGAGACCCATACCAATTGTTTCGACAAACTCTTCATATGATTTATTAGAGCTAGCCATATCAAAAAGATATTGATACTGCATGTCGTCACGATTGTAGTGCATGCCCCACCAGTCTTTGACTCCTGGCCATAATCCTTTGGGATAGCTACCTGTTGTAATAACTGACATAGCTTATACTCCCACGCTATCGTTGGCGTTACCAGCAAGGTTAAGCATAACCTCAACTTTGGCGTTCGTACCAACTTCGTTGTCTTCACGCTGAACTGCACGAAGTACTTTTACCTGCAATGTAGCGCCTGTGCCGAGACTGGTAGAGGATATTTCCCAACCAGAAATTCCGATAGCGCTTGCTGTACCAAGTGTAAGATTCGCATTTGAACTCACATCAGTTACGGCAAAAGCACCGTCCATTTGAGCCTCATAAGTAGTGAAAGGCTCGTCAGCAACGAGAATATAACCACCTGTACTGGCTGCAATTGCAATAGGATCATCCTGAATAAGGATGTCCCTACCTGTAGGGGATTGAATGCGACCGATAACAGAACCAGTAACGCGATTGGCAGTACCTGCAGTAGCAATGACAACAGTAGGAATGCCGTCTGCGTCAGATGTGCCGCTCACAATTACCGGATCATACTTAGCGACCGCAGTAGCAAAGGTAGAAGAGACTGAATAGACAGTACCCCCACCAGTGTAATACGAGCTTCCAAGCGAACGAATCGGCTTGAGGCCCGTAGGCTGATCTGCATTAGCCATTGGTTTTCACCTTTATTTAAAGTTGACTTCTCCCGACCAGATTTGACTGTCCGGGTCGTTCATATTACCGTTCCGAAGTCCCTTTTCTTTCTCGGCAATCTTATCTAGATTTCCCTGTCTGTCCTGGTTGTGGAATTCAATAGGGATTTCCATTAGATAGGCAAAGAGCGGTGAACCATCTTGCTGGGTTCCAACTAGTCTTCCTATCTTACCTCCTATATTACTTGCGGAGGTTAGTCGTATGTCTGCATTACTTAATTCGACATGAGTATATCCATTATTTTCCATACTAGCAACTCTAGCACCTTCATCATTCACCCAGCGGCGATGGAAATTGTTCCTAGAGGGAGCGAAAAGCTTTTGATTTGTGAGAGTTCCGGTCTTTTTAATGCGCTCTTTATTCTCTGCGCGAAGTCTAGCGGCGGTATCTCTTTTGTTCTTTTCGGTCGCTTGTGTTTCTTTAACTTGGGTCTTATTGCCGCCCTTAATAGGACCGTCTTTTTTACCATTAGTAGTTTTATATTCTATTTTCTGTCTCTCAGACATTATGAGTTCTCCTCTGCATAGCCCTTCATGAACTGATCCTTGGTATAGTCTTTGTTACGAGCTTTAAACATTCGTTTGGTCGATTCATATGCAGCTTTGTCTTCAGCAGGAAGACTATTAAAACTCAATTTACCATTTTTTGATGCTGGTCGTCCAGCAGGGGTGACAGTTTGCCTAGGAGTAACTTCAGCTTCTAATGCCTTGAACTTATGAGGCAGCTCAGTCCGAAGACGTTTTTCCACCTCTGCATAAATACGTACAGGATCTGATTCTGTGGCTCTAACTTCATTCTCAAGTTGTTTAGCTACGGCTTGAACAGTGGCATCTTCGTTGAATTCTGGGACACGATTTACAAAATCTTGAGCAGCCTCTTGTATACCGTTATTACCGGCTGGAGCAGGAGATTCATTTTGTCTCTCCTCAAGAGAAGCCGAATGAGTATCGTATGCGTCCATATCTCCTTCCTCAGCGGCTTTGCGAACCTTACCCCTTAAAGCGGCAGTATCCGTGTCATACAGCTTTTGCCACTTCTCTTCCATGCGGACAATGGCTTTTTCCTGTTCATGGACCTGTGCGGAAAGTCTACGGTTATTCTTTATGGCTAGAGCAGCATTATTTTCCTGCTTGTCCATAAAGTCTTCTGCGCTGATATGGTCGTCAGGATCTTTGCCACGAAAAATCCATGTTTCCTGATCTACCCATCCAAGTTGTCCTGCGCTCTCATCTGGAGTAGGGCCTTCTTGCTCATCACTCATCGTTCTTTTCCTCTTCTCTCCGTAGTTTCCTTAAATCCTGGCTTGGTAGGTCACTATCATAAGCCACCACATCGGACGCACCTGATGCTGTATCCAAAATACGGTATTCAACACCTTCAACTGTGTATAAAAGACCTGCATATTTTGAGATAAATATTGTGTCGCCAATGTCTGGAGCATACCTGATATCAGGAAAGGCCCATTCACCTATGGCTTTAACAGTAGCTCGTACTTGAGCCATCTGGTCCCGGTCTCGGTTGTCATCAGGAAGGATAATACCACCGACTGTTATCCTCTCTACTGTGGGAACTTCTACTAAGATTCGTGTGTCTAAGGGTGTAATCATAGCCATTCCTTCACTGCGTCATAATCCTTGAAATCCAAATCGGACAAGGTGCCGCAATACATCTTCATGGCTAGGGCGTTATTATTGAGTACTTCAAGTCTTTCTTTAGTTAAGTCAGGATTGCCAAGAGAACCTCTTACGTTCTCAAGATATGCCTGCTGGTCCTGTAAGACTTTGTGGAGAATTTTGTCCATTAACTGGACCTGTGGGCTCTCCTTCCACTCCTCGAATTCCTTCTGATTCTTCAACGCTTGTTTCCTTAATGCTATCGACCTGTACGGCCAGTTGCTCAAATAGCTTACTTACTTGTAGTTCACGACTGGTCAATTCTTGACCATTTAAGTCCGCTTCTGACAGACTTTTAATGGCTGCTGCCACATTTTTCATATTCTCTGTTGTTACTTTACTCTTGTCCATAGCGAGACGTTCTTTTTCAATCTCAAGCTCTGCAAGAGTAGTCATTTGCTCTGGGGTTGGTCCCGGCTCACTGAATAATTCTTCTGGGTTATCAATATCTGCTGCATTTAAGAGCCTGATACCTATTTTCTTTTGATCTAGACCTGGAATAATAGGCAGCATCTGCATCAAGAATTGTGCTTTACCTAATTTTTGGATCTCAGTCGCTAGAGTTGGGTCTGAAACTGGCTGAACGTCTAAGTCAGATGCGAAATCACTCTTGGCAACAGCTTGTCTGCTATCCATCACACCGAAATACACTGTTTCAGGTAGATAGAGCCGGTTTAATCGGAAAAATGCATCCAATTCTTGCTTAAAGGAGGCATGAATACGCTTGTAAATAGCAGTAAATACCTTCATTCCCTGTTCGATTTGAGCCAAAACAGAGGTTGCAGGCATATTAACACCACCACCACCTGTGAGAACGTCTTGCACAGAGGAAATCTCTTTTCCCGCATCGATCATAAGCCCTAGAAGGGAGAATAGTACGCTAGACGGGCCTTTCATAAGCTGATCCATTGGAAGAACCTGCTGTCTGATGTCGCCAAAGGAGAAATCTAGCTTTTTCCACTCGCCAGGAGCAAAAGGTGTTGTTCCAGAGGCTTCCCTTACACCAGAACCAAGGAAACCACCCCCTGTATTGGCTAGAGCACCCGAGTCACTGATCATATTAATGAGGTTATTCACTGTTTTATTAAGTGGACCCATCAATTGACCAAATCCGACACCGTGGAAGCCACCCTTAGGGTCTGTCAGGAAGTCATACTTAATAAAGTACTGTTGTTTCTTGATAGAGACAATTTCCAGTCTTTCCATCGGGAAGATAATAGCTTTCTTCAAAGTAGCCGGGATAGGAAGGTCTGGACCCTTAACTAGGATGCTATCAAGATCGTAATTAGCCTCAATCCGAAGAACGTGCCCTGATTCAGCAACAATTGTCACAATATAGGGCTCTGCAGTCCCATCTTCATCCAAATCTATAAGTGTGTGCTGCGCAATGATGTCTATAGCTTTTTGCTCGTACTCATCGTGACCTTCATAGTCAGAAAAGACGCCAGAGTTGATGCTGTATTGAATTTCGTAAGGATACAGTGCCATTTCCTCAGAAATACGAGGCACTGTACGAATATCTTTAGCACCATCATTAACAATGACGTGTTTTGTGGGTACATAGTGAGAGGCATTACGAGCAAGAGCGCTAGAGTAATAAACCTTCTTATATCCTTCACCAAAGAAC